TGATTTTATCAAACTCTTCATTTTCTAATTTATTAAGAGTTTCATTAATTCTTGATAAAACTTCTTTATCGTCCTCATTTTCTTTTAATAACTCCAATTTATCAACTACAGTTTCTTTAATTATTTCATATTTAAGTTTTAATTTTCTATTGTCCTCTGACAAGACATTTAAAAGTTTTTTCCTATCACTTTCGTCCATATTCTCCAAAAAATTACTCACAGTTTTATTTGCCGCATTTACCAATTTATTTAAAGGGATTTTTTCTGTGATTTCTAATGTATTAGAAGGATTTTGTTTCAAGTTTTCTGTTATAATTTTTTTACTTTTAATTTTACTTTCTAAAGTTAATACATTTGATGAAAATAAATTATCTAAATCCTCATAATTATTCTTTGTTTTAACACCTACCAACCAAAGATTTAATTCGTCAATTTGTTTTTTATTTATTTTATTTATTGTATTTTCATAAATTGTAATTGACTCGTTGATTAAATCTGATGCTGTTGATTCGTTTAAAGATTTTTTTGTTGTCAGTTTATCATATAGAAAAAATAATTTACTTAAATTTTTGTTTTCTAAAACTAATTCTTTAAATACAAACATATTTGGTTTGAATGTATCCTTTCCGTAAGACTCGGTAAGACACTTTTCTATTTTACTTTTTAATAATCCTATTTTCATAACTTTTTTAATATAAATATATTAATCTTTAAGTATTTTCATTAACTCTCGTTCCATTTGTCCTAAAGATGAATTTGTTATATACAATTCATCATCAATATTTTCTAAAAGTAAATTTTCTAATTTGTTTGTTCCCTCTGGTAAACCTTCAGCACCCCCTCCTGGTGGTTCAGGCGGTGGCGGTGGTGGCGGAGAACCTCCTCCCATTGGTGGACCACCCATCATACCTCCACCAGGTTCACCTCCTTCTGCGGGTGGAGCTTCAGTCGAACCACTAACAGATTTATATAATCTATCAATAGTATCAAACATACCTGTATGTGTAATGACTGTGGCGGTATTTGCAAGTTCCGCAGCGACAGCTCTTTCCATTCTTTGTCTCTGTGTGTCAATTTTAATATCTTCATCGGAGAACCCAAAAATGTGTTTTTTAGCCCAAGTTGCTGATGTTGGTGCTAATGTGTTTGGTATTTCACTCACTAAATCTTTATAAAGTAAAACTTTTTCTTTCCACACATCAACCATTAATAAATCTGCTTGTTTTGATGGGTTATTAAGACCTAATGTGAAATTTTGTAACTCTTCCTCAAAACCTAACAAAAATAAATGAATGATTGCAATTTTATTTAATTCAGCAAGCATATTTTTTTGAATCCTGTTGATTGTTCTCGCAAAACGAATATCTAGTAGTGAGAGGTTTTTACCGTCACCAACTGGTTCCTCAAAACCAAGATATGCTTTAGGGATACGAAGTGCTGTAACCAACTTCTTTTGAATATACTCAATATCCGCAATTTCAGATAAGTTTTGTGCACCCGCCAAAGTTTCAATAGGCATTGTTGCCGCAGGATCTCTTACTGGTATAAAATAATCTTGATCTACTGCCATTTGATTAAAACGTAAATCAACATTTCCTGTTTTATTATCAACTATCTGATCTCTTTTAAATTTGTTTGCAACTCTTTGTACATATGGTTCCACATCTTTGTCATCCATATTACCAACAAATACTTTAAATACTCTTCTTTCGGGCGCTCTTGAAGTTCTATATATTAACATTGCATCCTCTGCTAACACGAGTTGTTTCCAAATTCTTCTTGCTTTTTCTAACATTGAGGTTCCGTATGGAAGTTTTCTATCGTCACCCAATAATCTAAAATGTGCGACTTCCCAAGAGTTAAACTCCATATTTTTTTCTTTCCAATTAAACCTTAAACCTTTTTCATCTGTTTTAACTTCAGTGTTTGGGCTTCTCGGTGTCATACCTCGTTCCAATCTCTCAATTTCTATATTAGGTAATTGTACAGCACCAATAATTCCTTTTTCGGTATCTAACTTTAAGTAAACAAAGTTATCACCATACTTACAAGTATTTCTAATCCACATCTGTAAGTTGGTATTTATGTCCAAAGTATTATTAAATAAATCGGCTAATATACCTTTTATTCTTTTTGATTCTGAATATATCTGAAGTATATGTCCATCTTCATTAGGTGTTGTGGATTCTTCAGCATAAATGTCAAGTGCTGTTGATATTTCAGGTGTGAACTCCATTGATTCATAATCATAGAATGCCGCTAATCTTGTTGGTTCATAATAAATTGCTTGAGTATAAAGATTGTTTTCTATCTTTGTCCATTGATTAGCTAAAAATAAAGATTGTTGTGCCTGTAGTTTTTCTTTTTCAAATTCGTTTCTATCCCTTGTACGTAAAAGTTCTTTTTTATCGAATCTATGAATAGGAACATCTTGTCCTAGTAAAGAATTTGGACCAAAGGCCCTTGATAACCTTTGCCATACAGTTAGTTGATTTGTGTTTTGTTCCATATAGAAAAATTAATTTATAATTGTCAAATATAAATATTCAGAAATTTTTTAATTTGTTATTCTTTATATCTTAAATAAGAATAACGTCAATCTTTACTCTGAAAATAGTCGGTTATTAAATTATGTTATTTATATTTCGTGTTGGTGTTACACTTGGTTTTGGTGTTTTGGTTGGTGTTGGTGTAGGAGTATTAGTGGGTGTAACACTTGGTGTTGGTGTAGGAGTATTAGTAGGTGTAACACTTGGGGTTGGTGTGGGACTGTTAGTAGGTAATGGTGGGTTATATGGTGTGTACTCTTTATTTGGGTCCACTTCTGTGCCTTTTTTATATTGAAATGTGGTTTGGAAATTTTTAGCTCCGAGTATAGGTTGTCCAGGGACTATTAATGTAGAACCACCTATTATTCTTCCTGACGTACGTCTTATCTCAAGTCCCATTATATTATCTTTTCATTCCCCCGAATAACCATCCGTATTTTATATAATCATCTTTTGATGGACCTGAATTCATTTTCTGTCTTTCAGAAAACATATGAGTATTTGGTAATACAGGGTCAAAATGAACTTGTTTACCAACAGAATCATTATTACTTACAGTCCACGATTCAATCATTATTTTAGTCTTCTCAACTACCTTTTCAAGTTTTTGAAACGACGATTCCCCAACATAAATTGCCATTGCTATTGACATAATTAAATCATCGTGTTGTCCTTTTTGGTGATCCGGTCTACCATTAACATATATGAAAGTATTCATTTCATTATACAAACGAACACTTTTGATTTTGAACTTGTGTCTTACATATTCCTCAAAAGCGGCAATTATCTGAACTCTTTTATTATTAAAGTTTATTCCTGGTATCTTATCTTGAGCCTTTGGGTTATAACTCCAAATATTTGTTGAGTCCACACCATCAATGTATAAATTTTTGTAACCTAATTCTTGCATTTTTCTTACTGTCGTAATACCCATACCACCTGTAATATCCACAACACAAAAAGCGTTATACATTAACCCCCATTTATATGCAATTTCTGCTAATGAGTCTGGTGGTATCTTACCAACGTATTCAAAAACTTGTTCTCTTTCATCAAAATCAACTATTTGTATTGTTGAGAAATCTTCACTATCCCCACGAGATACGTCAACACCCATAATATATTTGTGTCCCTCAATCGGTTCTTTCCATAACCACAATGAATTACCCATCATTTTATTTGGTGCATCCTCCAATGTATTTTGTTTAATATAATCAAGTTGTTTGCTATCAAATACGTTATCTCCTGAACCTAAAAATTCACAATTTAACTCCTGATTTATTTTTCTTTTATCATACTTGAGTTTTTTAACCATTTTCTCATACCAAGTAGAACAAGGTTTATAACCTTTTGAAAATAAATCACTTAATTCTTTATAATCTCTTTGGAATGGATCGATATGTGCGAACGAAATATTTTTAGAAGTATCCTTTTCGTCTTTATTTAACAAATAATCAATTAAATCGTCTGTTGGAACTAAATATAAATCTTTTGCGTATCTTGGATCTCTATACCAAAACATTTCAGAGATTCTAAAATTATTCATTCCCTTTGTTGCTTGGTTATATATCTCGTAATAAATTGGATCATACCCGTTTGGTGTTGATACAACGATTACTTTACCACCCGTAGATAGTGATGCCATACAAGCTGCCCAGAAATCACCATCAGCCTCA